GATCAACGTACTAGGGATTTAGAGAAGAAAATAGAGAACTTAGAAAAGATTATAGATATGACTATAAAGACTAGGGAACATGACAAAAAGTTTGGAAAGTATGAAATGATGTAGGAGGTTATTATGTCAGACAACATTTATCTAGGTAATCCCAACCTAAAAAAAGCGAATGTAGAACAGGAATTTAGTAAAGAACAAATTCTTGAATTTTATGCATGTAAAAATGATCCAATTTATTTTGCAGAAAAATATGTAAAGATTGTTAGTTTGGATGAAGGTCTGACACCTTTTCAACCTTATCATTTCCAAAAGAAGTTAATTAAAAACTTCCACGAGAATAGATTTAATATATGCAAGATGCCAAGACAGACAGGTAAGTCTACTACCTGTGTGGCATATCTACTTCACTATGTTGTTTTTAATGATAGTGTAAATGTAGGTATACTAGCTAACAAAGCAGCCACTGCTAGAGAACTGCTAGGTAGATTGCAAACTGCTTATGAGAATTTACCTAAGTGGATGCAACAAGGTATTATATCTTGGAATAGAGGAAGTTTAGAATTAGAGAATGGTTCTAAGATTCTTGCTGCTTCTACATCAGCATCTGCTGTTAGGGGTATGTCATTCAACATTCTATTTTTGGATGAATTTGCGTTTGTTCCTAACCATATTGCTGATCAGTTTTTTAGTTCAGTTTATCCTACTATTACCTCAGGTAAGAGTACTAAAGTTATTATAGTCTCTACTCCTCATGGTATGAACCACTTCTATAGAATGTGGCATGATGCTGAAAGAGGAAAGAATGAATATGTTCCAACAGATGTGCATTGGAGTGAAGTACCAGGTAGAGATGAGCAATGGAAAGCATCTACTATAGCAAATACTTCTGAGCAACAATTTAAAGTTGAGTTTGAATGTGAATTCTTAGGATCTGTTGATACACTTATTTCTCCAAGTAAATTAAGAGCATTAGTATATGATGAACCTAAGGCTAGAAGTGCTGGATTGGATGTATATGAAAATTGTAAGGAAGATCATGATTATGCACTTACTGTAGATGTAGCAAGAGGGGTGGGAGGAGATTACTCTGCTTTTGTTGTCATTGATATTACTGAGTTTCCTCATAGGGTTGTTGCTAAGTTTAGAAACAATGAAATCAAGCCTATGTTATTTCCTAATGTTATATGGGAAGTAGCAAAGAGTTATAATGATGCTTTCATTTTATGTGAGGTAAATGATGTAGGAGACCAAGTTGCTGCTATTCTTAATTTTGATTTAGAGTATGAAAATCTATTGATGTGTTCTATGAGGGGTAGAGCAGGTCAAATTGTAGGTCAAGGATTCTCTGGTAAAAAGACTCAATTGGGAGTTAAGATGTCCAAGACTGTAAAGAAGGTTGGTGCTCTTAACTTAAAGACATTGATAGAAGAAGATAAACTTTCTTTTAAAGATTATGAGATATTGAGTGAACTAACAACCTTTATTCAAAAGCACAATTCATTTGAGGCAGAAGAAGGATGTAATGATGACCTTGCCATGTGTCTTGTAATTTATGCATGGTTAGTAGCACAAGATTACTTTAAGGAACTTACCGACCAAGATGTAAGAAAAAGATTATATGAAGAGCAGAAGAATCAGATAGAACAAGATATGTCTCCATTTGGTTTTATTATGGATGGATTGGATGATGATACTTTTGTAGATGAGGAAGGTGATACTTGGACAACAATGGATAATGGAAGTTTAGAACTAGATAGATTAGCAGGAACTCCTGGTTCTTGGAATACTGATGAATATGGAGATAGATCTTTTATGTGGGAATATAGGTAGTGGAATTAGATAATCAAATAAAACTTGGACACCTATTACTCTCTGATAGAAAGTGTAGAGTATGTGGAGAAACTAAAAATTTAATAGATGGTTTTTATTTGACTAGGAAAGATAGAGGAACATTAGCATCAGCATATTCTTATGAGTGTAAAGTATGTACTGTAAGAAGAATTGTAGAAACTAGAAAGAAACAAGAACCTCATACAGATTGGATATATCCAGATTGGTAGTGTTCATGGATTGTTTCCCCAATGAAAACATCGAAAACAATAAATATTTTCAGATAAACTGAGACTCGGAGACAGACAACATGGCGACTCCTCAATTATCTCCTGGAGTACTGACAAGGGAGGTTGATTTAACTGTAGGGAGAGCAGAAAATGTATTAGATAACATTGGGGCAATCGCTGGTCCATTTGAAATTGGACCTATTGATGAAGCTATTGATATCACTACAGAAACAGATTTAATCAACACTTTTGGAAAACCACTCAGCACTGATGCTCAATATGAGTATTGGATGACTGCTTCATCTTTCCTTTCTTACGGAGGAGTTCTTAAAGTAGCAAGAACTGATGACACTGATCTTAATACTGCTAATGGCAACAGAAGCCATCAGACAGTAGATACAAGTTTAAAGATTAAAAATTATGATGATTATGTAGCAAACTATGCTGGCGCAGGTCAGACATATGGTTATGCTGCTAAGACACCTGGTACATGGGCAAATAACCTTAAGGTTTGCTCTATTGATAACCAAGCAGACCAAACAATTGGTATAGGAACTACTTCTGGTGTATCAGTAGGTATGGGTGTTACAACTCCACTTACATCTCAAATCATAGCAGGAGTAGGAGGAACTTCTGAGTTTACTGGATATCTTAAAGGTATTATTACTGGACTTGGAGCAACAACTATTGATGTTAAGATAACCAATAGGGTTACATCTCTTGGTGTATCAACTGATATAACTTATGCTCAAGGAGATCAAGCAAGATCTTTTGTAGCAGGAAATAATGTTAGCATTATTAATTCTTCCGCAGTTGGTATTGCTACCTTCGCTACAGTTGGTGGAAATTATGTTAAAGATTGGTATGATGAGCAAACTCTTGGATTAACAAATTCCACAATATATTGGAAGTCTATTGCACCTAAACCACTTACTTCTCAATGGGCAGAAGATAGATCTGCTAAGAATGATGGCATCCACGTGGTAGTTGTAGATGACCTTGGAGATGTAACAGGTATACAGGGCAATATTCTTGAGAAGAATTTAAATCTTTCTAAGGCAACTGATGCAGTTTCTGCAGAAAATGCACCACAGAAGATATTCTATAAAGATTATCTTGCACTTTATTCTAAGTATGTTTATGCAGGTGATGATCCTTCTGATGGTTCAGATGGATTTACAGCAGCATCAGGATTTAGTTCTGGATATACTCCTGTCACTACTGCTTCTGGTGGTTGGAATAGAAATGCACAAGGAATAACTTTCAATGTAGTTGGAAATGATACTTACACTCTTACTGGTGGTAAAGATTATTCTGCCACTGGTGGGTATGAAGCCACACTTGGAAACTTGATTACATCTTACAACTTATTCTCTAATAAGGATGAGATAGCAGTTGATTACTTATTAATGGGTCCTGGATTAAGTGGTATTAATGATTCTCAAGCAAAAGCAAATAAACTTATTTCTATTGCTGGAGAAAGAAAAGATTGTATGGCAGTCATTTCACCTCATAGAGCAGGAGTTGTTAATATAACAAATACAGATACTCAAACTGACAATATCATTAAATTCTATAGTCCTCTATCTTCTTCATCATATGCAGTATTTGATAGTGGATATAAGTACACCTATGATAGATTTAATAATAAGTTTAGATACATCCCAACTAATGGTGATGTAGCTGGTTTGATGGTAAGGACAAGTGTTAATTCATTCCCTTGGTTCTCACCTGCAGGACAACAGAGAGGAATTTTGAACAATGCAATTAAACTTGCATACAATCCAACTAAGGCACAAAGAGATCAACTCTATCCACTAAGAATTAACTCTATAGTTAATCAACCTGGAACTGGTATTATGCTCTTTGGAGATAAGACTGGTTTAGGTTATGCATCTGCCTTTGATAGAATCAATGTTAGAAGATTATTCCTAACAATTGAGCAAGCATTACAGAAAGCAGCAGAAGCACAACTCTT